ATGGTGCTCTGCAGATCTAAGAAAGAAGAGAAGATCTCGGAGAAAACCTCGATAAATCCCTTCCCCCCTCCCACCGCTGCAAGCGTATAGATATATCGGCAGTCTTTGCAAGAGGGCAAAAGGAACCGCCGCGGTGGGGGTGAGGGAGCGCGAGCGCACGGTGTGCGCCGAGAGAAAGCGTGTTACTATGGCGCGGAAAAAAGTGTCCTTTCGGACCGGAACCAAGGCCCGTGCGGCACGGGGCAAGGTCGCGGAACAACTCAAGCGTCGGGGGGTGCGGAAAGGCAATGCCTTTGCCCTGGCGACGTATATTGCCAAGCGCGCCGGCGCCGCCGGCCGCAAACGCCTTGCCCGTCGGGGCTTGCGCACAAGGAGATAACCCCATGCCCGCTATCCCGGTCGTTCCACGCTCCGAGCGTGATCATCACCGTGCCGTGGAGCGCGAGATGGTCCGCCAACTCCTCGCCACCTGGGATCCGCGCGAGGAGGATTATCACCTGACCTATCCCGGCCTGTTGCGCCGCCTCATGGCCGTGCTGGCGACGCAGCTGGTCGAGGCCGAGCAGGCTCAGGCGGAGGAGTATGCCCGTGGCTGACCACACGACCACCGCCTTTGAGACCCTGCAGGAGGAGATACGCCTCCGCATGCGCCAGGAAGACCGGGCATATGCGTTGCAGCGGCTGCTCATGGCGTTTCGCCCCCGGACGGCATCGCCCCGGTCCTATCGCCAGCTCCTGCTCGATGTGCAGGAGTGTGTGACGGAAGAACTCCACCAGCAAGGAGACGACTAGTGGAACCCTACGATCCCACGCTCGAAGCTCTGATTGAGGCGATGCTTCAGGCCCTCGACGCTGAGGCCGACCTGGCACAGGGGTATATCGACCAGCTCCGCCATCTCGTGGTGGCCTTGCAGCGCATCCTTGCCGATCCCGAGAGTCACAAGGCGACCCCCGAGGAGGAGCAGGTGATGCGTCAGGCGCTGGGCCAGCTCGACGCGAAGGCCGGCGATGCGGAGCTGGAGTATCTCCAGGTGCTGCAGCGGCTCCAAGCGGCTATCGAGAAAGAGTTGTTTAAGTGGGCCAGCAGTCTTGTCCAGCCGGCAGGCTTTAGCGGCGAGATTCAGATTCCGGTGGGCGGGGGTGAATGGGAGCGCCATGAGGAAGCCTTGCCCGAGACGAGTCGGCTCCGGCTGACGGTATAGTCGGCGTCTGGTGCAATAGCTGGCGCGGACGCTTGTCCACACGCCGACAGGGAGAGACACCGATGGCGTTTGATCGTGCGCACGCGCGGCGGGTATTTGAAGAGACGATTGCGCAGGTGATGGCGGAGTCCGTGCCCACCGAGGATGTCCTGGTCGAGGCGCAGACGGTGAACGATCAGGGGCAGCAGATCGTGGTGGCACGCTATAAGTTGCACAGCGATGGGCGGATCGAGTGTTTCGAGGTGCTCGATGAGGTGCTTTGGCCGAGCGTATGAGTGTTCCCCACGCCTGTGGGGATGAACCGAGTACATTAGGGAACGGTAGGCACACGGAGTTTCGTGTTCCCCACGCGTGTGGGGATGAACCGCAGACTGGCCGAACCTGTCAATGCCCCACGACGGGGCGGGAGGGTGCACCATATGAGTACGTTAGGCAATGGGGCGCACACGCCGTATCCTGGCGCGGATGGGACGCTAGAGGGCGCCCTTGCCGAAGTGGATGCCCTGCTCGCGCGGTTTGTTGCCGAAGCTATGGTCGATGCGATGCTGCAAACACTCGATCACGACACGGACGTCGCGATCGTCTCCCCGGCTACGCTGCTACGGACTCTGGAGGCGTGGCTGGATGCCGCAGACGTCCAGCGTACCGCCGAGGACGGCGTCGCATGAAGCGTGTTCCCCACATCTGTGGGGATGACCCACGAACTGGGATTGAGACATGGCCGACGCTATAAACGTGCAAATCGCCGATGCTATGACGGCGCGCCTCCTCCAGGTCGGCCGGGCCGAGACGCGCGAGCGCCAGGAGGTGTGGGCTATTCTCCTCTTGCTGGAGCAGGATCTGCTTAGTGCGCTCCGGGAAGCCGACCCGGCGCAGTTCTCGTTGCTCGTAGCCAGGCGGCGAACGGTCCAGGCGCTGATGCGCGATGAGGTGGACCCCCTCGTGACGACCCGGTACGCGCAGATTGCTCGCGACGTGGACGCGTTTCTCATCGCCCTGGCCGAGCAAGAGGCGACCAGCACGCAGCGTATCGTCAATACCGCTACCGAGGCCCGGACCATCGAGGAGGTGCCTAGTGAGACGGCGCTGCGCCGGGTCGTACGGCAGACGCTCATCCCGAGCCCGGCGACGCCGACGGATCTGAGTACCACGGGCGCGGACTGGTGGAGCCGCGCGGCGGCCGGACTCGTGACCCGTCTCGGCGATTCGCTCATGGTGGGGGTGAGCCTGGAAGAACCCACGCCGACGCTCGTTGCACGCGTGCACGGCACGGCGGCCAACGGCTTTCAGGATGGGATTATGGCGAAGGCGAAAGAGGACGCGGCCCGACTCCTGCGTACGCAGACGACGAACGCGGTGAGCGAGGCACGGGTCAAGGTGGCCGATGTCAATGCGGACGTCGTACAGGTAGAACATAGCTCGATCCTTGACAGCCATACGTCTACTCTCTGCCTAGGCAGGCATGGGTTGCGCTATACCGTGCCGGAGCATGAACCTATCAATCATAGCGTCCCGTATCTCCATGGACCCCCGTACCATCCCGGGTGTCGTAGTGAGATGATCCCTGTCGTGCCGGACGGCGGACGCGTGCCGCAACAGACGGTGAGTCAGTGGCTCTCCCGCCGTGATACGGCGTATCAGGATGCCGTGTTAGGTCCCACGCGCGCACGCATGTTTCGCGCCGGGACGCTGACCCCCCGGCAACTGATCGACAGTCTCACGGGCAAGCCACTCACCTTAGAGGAGTTGGGCGTATGACGCCCCGTGATACCCGCTATGCCCACTGGCAGCAACACCCTGACGACGAGCTGGACTATAGCCCTGACCTCGACCTGCGTTACGTGACGCTAGAGACGTTACCCCAGGTCGCAGAGGCCCTGCTGCGCGAGGCCGAGGAGGATCCATGCCGGGATCGCTGACGCTGACCGGGGATCTCCGTATTCCGGCGCTCGTGCTGCTGGGCCGGACCATGCCAGAGGTCGAGGTGCTGCTCCAGCGGGCCGGGATGCTCCCGAGTCAGGCCGAGCAGCGGCGCTGGCGCATGGACCCGGAGACGCCCGGCGCCTACCGGCTGAGTTATACGTTCACGCTGCCCGAGGAACTCCCGGAGGTGTCCGTATGAGTGCCTGTTGTGCGTGTGCGCAGTGTCAGTGCCTGTGTCATCGGCATTTGACTATGCAGGACTATCGTCGGATGACGCAGGAAGCCTTACGCGGAGAGCCGTTAGCGCGAGTGGCCACGCGCTGGCATACGCATACGTTCCAGCTGCGTCAGATCATCGCCTCTGTCTGTGCGGAGGCGAACCCGCCACGGTATGCCCAGCAGTGCAAGGGCGGAGGCAAAGTGCTGGAGAAGCTTCGCATGTATGCGACCGATTTTGGCTTTGAGGCGGCCCCCAAGTACGCGGCCTGGCGCCGGGAGCAGGAGGGACGGTATGATGGTCGAGGGGCGGCGACTCCCGCCGATTAGTGCGACGCTGGAGGCCTTCGTGCGGGCACATCTCCCCCGCCTGCCCGCTGCCCCCGGTCTGCTCTGGGTCGGGGAGACCTGCTGGGTGGCCACGTATACGCATGCGGATATGTCGTCGCACCAGTTTGCGGGTTGGGAATGTCTCAACCCCCGCCAGGAGACGCCCGATGCTTGATACCCACGTGTGGGAACGACTGGAACTGCATGGCGTGACCGAGGAACACCTGCGCATGTTGGCGTGTGCCCTGGAGCTCCAGAAGAACGGCTCCCTCGCCTGGCATTTCGCCCACGGCCATCTCTCGCAGTGCGATTTGCGCGTCACGTTTGCGGCTCGGCGGGCGGAGGTGGCGCGGGTAAGTGATGTGGTGTTTGAAGAGGCGCATCGACGCTGAGTGTCGATCCGCCCCGTGGTGCCGGCGAGGCGCCGTCTAGCCATGCCACGCCGTGTTGCGCCGGGCACCGCCTAGCCTGCGACGCGCTAGGGACCTGTAATCACGACATACGGATCGCTAAACCCCTCAAACGTCACCGTGTAGCTGAAATGCGCCAGCGTCAACGTGCCCGCGCGAATGACCGGCGTCCAGTTGGGATTGGGACAGCCTTGGGCGACTGCAGTGGGATTGACGCTCTGTGCTGGCACGCTCAAACGGCCATTCTTCCCCGACGTCACGGTAATCTGTGTCGTCGCGCTAAAACTGGTGGTGTGCGATTCAATCGGGTTGTTCCGATTCGCGCCAGGATTGTTGCAGTCCACGATGGCCGTATAGCTGGCGGTGAGCGCCACGTCGGCATCGGTGTGGCCGACGCCCGCCAGTTCAAACGTGCTACACGTGACGGACTGGTCGGCATTGACCGTACAGCCGATGGCGCCGGTTTGCAGGTGCGTGCCCGAGGGCGCTTGCGAGGGATCGAGGCTACTCGTAATGGCGGCCAGGGCACCGCTGGCGCTGAGGCACAGGGCTAGGAGGCTGGCGACCAGCCGGGAGCGCGAACAACGAATCATGGCGTGTCTCCTTGTGTTAGACGGGTAGAGGGCATGAACGGGACAGCGGGACTACCCTACACGAAGGCGACGCGTGAGGCAAGCGGCGGGACGAGAGAAGCAACCAGGGCGGGTTCCGGCCCGCCCCAGTCGCCCTACAGACGTTCACGAGTAGCCAGGAGTGTAGCAGATCCTTGCGAGTCCTGCACGGGAGTGCGATGCTATCCGTCACCGGCGCTGCAGCCATGTGGTGCCGAGCCCTGCACGACGGCGTGCGCCCGGGCTAAGCACGAGGGGCCACGCCGGCAGGGCGACGCGAGGCGAGGCCACACCCAGCCGCGTCTCGTCGTGGCTCGCGTAGCGATGCCTGCGCAGCCGGGCCTTGCGACGGCACGGCCGGCCAAGTCGGGCCACGCCTGCGGCGCCTGGCCGCGCGCGGTCAAGCCAAGCACAGACTCGCGTTGCCTGCGGGGACGTGCCAAGTCTCGTCAAGTCTCGTCGCGCCACACCCAGCGATGCCAGCGATGCCAATCCTGGCCTGGTCGCGCGTTGCCTCGTCTCGTCAGGGCGTGCGATGCCAGCGATGTGCCGCCGAGCCTTGTCATCCCCCGCGTGTCCTGACGAGCCGAGCCTGGCCTGCAATGCGAATCCTCGCCGTGTCTCGTCGTGCCACGTCAGGACGGGCGAGGCCTGCGCGGCCGCGCCATGTCGCGTCTCGCGATGCGTGTCTTGCGTGTCCTCGCGATGCCTGCGGCGCCGCGCCTTGCCGATCGCTCGAAGCGACGCCTAGACAGGCCTAGCTATGCCTGCTACGGGCGGCGGCGTTCTTCAATCAAGGCCGCAATCAGGTCGAGCCGCCGGTAGACCGCTGGATTGCGGGTTTCGGCATCTGCGGCGATACGGTGCAGATGCGTAGGAAAGTACTCGTGGACCTCGATCAGGCCGAGTTGACGAAAATAGCGCGTATGCGACCGCGCTGTCCTCTCCTTAATACTACTCCGATGCGCGAGCTCACGATTGCTCAGCCATTCGTCAGTATGGCGTAACAGCGTCCAGAGGCGGGCCATGTGCCAACTGACTTCCGCATGTTCCTTGATGCGCGGGGTCGGCGGTGGAAGCTGTCCGTTGCGGGTAAGAGGCGTAGGCTCTGGGATATGCTCCAGGGCATCTAGGCGGGTGTGAATGGCCGCGATGGCCTCCTTGAGCGGGTCAATATGGACGGTGATTGTATGCACGACAGAGAGGAGGGCTTTTTCACACTGGATGAAATACTTTCGCGCATCCCGTCCGCGTTCCGTGCGTTCGACCATACACAGCTCTTTGGCCATGTCCAGCGTCAGCGCATACATGTGCTCAGGTCTGCCTGGTTGGGTTTTACTAAAATTGTGGTAAAAAAGGTAGTCAACATCTTCAAGGAATTGATACTCGCGAATGCGATTGGTTATCCAATCATTAAAACGATGGGTAACCCGCAGCCAGGCATGCAATTTCCGGGCATCGACCGTCTGCACAAAGGCATCCTGAATGGTCCGATATTGAATGTCAAGGACGAGTGGAGTTATGGTAAGATCTTGCTCAGACATGTCGTCTCTCCTACTAGAGGCGTGTGTTCAGGGGTGACAGGAGAACCCCATCTCCTGCCTACCCCGTTAGTATAGCCTGTTTCCTCTTCCCATACAAGCCGAAAATTACGCTAAGTCATTGATATGCTATGCCTTGCCAGCCGCCCATAGCCCAGCCTGGCCTACATATGCCTTGGCTCGTCCAGCCACGCCTGCGGCGCCGCGTCGGTCCGGGTCACGCGGTATCATGTCGCGCGACGACACGCGCAGCCTGCCTGGCCCGGCCTTGTCGGGCCACGCTCCGTCGTCCATGCGGCGTCTCGCCATGCCCGCGATGCCCGGCCGCGCCTAGCCTCCCGGCGCCACGCGCTGGCTAGCCACGCCCGCGCCGCTTGGCCCCGCGGAGCCGCGCCGTGCCTTGGCTCGCCCTGCGACGACCTGCGAAGCCTGCGGAGTTGCGCCGAGTCTTGCCGAGTGCTGTCGAGCCCCGACGAGTCGAGCGATGTCGAGCCCCGCCTGCGACGCCTCGTCTGGTCCCGCGAGACGACGCCAAGTCTTGCCACGCCTGCGGGGCCTCGCCTTGTCTTGCCACTCTACGCCATCCTGGCTCAGCCTCGCCTGCGATGCCCAGCCCGTCCTGGCCACGCGGGGACTAGCGCCGCCCGGCGGAGCCTCGCCTGCGGCGCCTCGCCATGTCCGGCCTAGACCTGACGCGTCGCGCCGTGCCTGCGGTGCCTCGTCTTGCGATGGGCTGGCTAGCCACGTCACGCCCTGCCTGCGATGCCCGGTCCCGCCCCGGCTCGCGACGTCTTGCCGCGCGAGGCCTGCAGTGCCTCGTCTAGCGATGGGTCAGCTAGCCCCGACCCGCCGTGCCTGCGACGCCAGTCCCTGTCATGTCGCGCCCTGTCTCGCGATACCCGGACCCGCCTTGCCGTGCCTGCGGCGCCACGGTCCGCCTTGTCCAGACCTGCGCTGCCCATCCCTGCCATGTCTGTCCTGCCTGCGTCGCGCTGTCTAGCCGGGTCCCGTCGCACCTCGCCACGGCTCGCGCTGCCTGCGGCGCCTCGCCAGGCCCGGTCTCGTCAAGTCATGTCGCGCCTGGTCTCGCCATGCCTGCGGCGCCAAGTCTCGTCTGGTCATGCCAGTCGCGGCCATCGAGGCCTCGCCTGCGATACCTTGTCTAGCCATGCCCGCGAAGTCGGGCCAATCCCCGTCGGGTCACGTCTTGTCACGCCTTGCCTGCGGCGCCTGGCCTCGTCATGCGATGTCCAACCACGCCACGTCTCGTCGTGCCTTGTCTGTACTTCTTACCTACGCCACCACGCTCGTCGTGCCGCGCTCGCTGCGCAGGGCCGCTTCCCATCGGGCGGCAAACGCCTCGATGTCCGGCGGGGGGAGGTCTGCGACTTCGCGCACCTGATGCGCCCGGAGGGCCTGAACCGCACTGCCCATGGCCTCGATGCGCCGCTCCAGGCCGTTGCGTTGCTCGGCAAAGCCCGTCATCACAAATTCAAAATCTCCTATAGTAAAATGTACCAGTGGTTTCACGACCGTCTGCGTCGCATACAACGTCGTGGTCAAAATCCGAGGAAACACGACCTTCGGCCCTGTCCATGGCAGGCGTTCGACCCGGACCCGGACGGGCTTGCCCGCCTGGGCCGGATCGGTTGGGGTTGTCTGCTGGACGAGGATACTGCCCTGGGCCGCCGTCCAGCCCTGGCGTCCCAACTCGTACCCGTTTAAGGTCCGGACTTTGTGGCTCAGCCCGAGCTGGGCCAAGTGCATGAGGATCTTGCGCGGCATGCGCTTGACGAGGCGCGGCCACAGTTTGGTGGTCGCTTCGCTCACGCCACTCAGGCGTTGCGCATGCCGGCGATAATAGGCGAGGAGTTCGGCGACGACCTCGTCTTCCGTCTCAAACATTGGCGGGGGCGGTTTAGGTGTCGTCGTCGGTGTCGCCATCGTCGTCTCCCTCGCGCTCGATTGCTACCTGGAATAACCCGTATTCAATCCCGTTGGAATCCCGCGAATCCGGGCGGCCTTCGCCGACGCCCACCTGTCGGCCGGCCCGGATGAGGAGGTTGGTGACGTCCTGCGTGCTGAATTGTTCCTCATCATAGCGAATGGTCAGGTTGGCCGCCCATTCGCGCCACAAGGGCCGGACGCGCAAATCAATCACCCCCGTGGCATTCCGTACCGGGAGAATACTCTGTTCCGGGGTGCCTTCAATGCGCACGAGGGGGGTTCCGTCTACGACGTCCAGGCCGTCCGCCACAATAAAGACGGACAGTTTGGCAATCGTCATTTTAAAGCCCACGAGCCGGCACGTACTGATAAGGGCGTTGCGAAACGCGGCGCAGGGAATGCCGCAGGTGCCATCGGCAAAGAGGTGCATCGCTTGGCGGTAATCCTCGTCAAAATCGCGGGCTTCCCGGACGCGTTTGGAGCGGGCCTGGGAGCCTTGCCGGTGCGTTTCTTGGATTTTGGCAATCGCTTTTTGGCTAAAGCGGCACTGCATGTACGGCGCCAGGCCGTGAATGCGAAAGGTCGCGGAGCTTTCGCGTAAGGGGCGAATGGTGACACCGGGATGTGCCGGAATGACAAACGGGGTGCCATTGCGAGGGCTCGGCGCGGGTTGCGTGCGTGGCATAGGGTCTCTCCTCTACGTGTTAGACTATTCATGACTCTTGCTACACTCTATACATCTCGGGAGCGCACTCTACAGGAACGGTTGTGCGGAGGCAAGACGAGAAATAGTCCTTGACTTTTCCACAGGTTATCCACACTATGATTCTCTCAGAATCAGCGTACGTGTTCAGCCCAGTGCTGCGTATGCAGAACGATTCACACGCTTGCTGTACCTGATGCTGGTACAGTTGCTCTCCGCTAGGAAGCCTCGCTTCCGGGGCCTGGGCAAGTAAGAGAGACAGCAGAGCTCTCCGTTCAGGACGTTGAACGCCGTACTAGGGAATCTGCCAGGCTTGAGCCGGCAGAGGACGTCAAAACCTTAGCGCATAATTGACTCTTGCCCTCGGGCGAGATCCGCCTCTGTCCAGCAAGCGGCCTTCGGGACCACGAGTCCTGGGGGCCGCTTTTTTTGTGCCTGCTCCTCTGTGGGATGCAGAGAAGCTGATGTCTGCCGGCGGGATGCCGGCCCACCCACGCAACCGGGAGGGTTGTCGAGGTGCTCAAGCAAAGTTACGACAGTCAAATCGAGATTCCCGCAGGCATCCAAGAGCACTATGCCGAAAAAGAGGGCCGGTGGCTGCTCCAGACGGATCCTGCGGTGGACCAAGCCGTGGAAGTCAAAAACGCCTTAAACCAGGAACGCGCGTTGCGCCGTGACACCGAAAAGCAGCTCGTAGAGCTCAAGACCAAGTTTGAAGGCGTCGATCCCGAGGACTACCGCAAGCTTCAGGACCGGGTAAAGGGCCTGGACGACGCGGAGGTGTATGACAAACAAGGCATCGAGGTCCTCATTGCCCGGCGCACCGAGTCGATGAAAAACGACCATGAACGCCATGTTGGCATGCTGAAGCGTGAGAATGACCAGCTCAAGACGACCGCCGCGGACCTGGATCGCCGCTGGCGCCAGGACCGGATTAAAACCGCGCTGCTCGACGCGGTCACGCACAGCGGTGTCCACGAGAAAGCGGTCGATGATGCGGTCCATCGCGGCCTGGCAGTCTTCACCGACCTGGACGAGCAGGGCAACGTCATTGCCCGCAAGGGCGACGACACGGTCTATAGCAAGGATGGGGTCAATCCCCTCAACCCGAGCGAGTGGATCAGCACGCTCAAAGCCAGTGGCCAGGCCTCGCACCTCTGGCCCCCGTCGTCCGGGGGCGGTGCCCCGGCGAGTCATAGTGGCAATGGCGCGGGGATTGATTGGAACAGTATCGCGAATCCGGCAGAACGCCTGACCCGCTTTCGCGAGTGGCAGGCGACGCAAACCCGCTAACTCCTCCCCTGACAAGCCTCCTGGCAGGGCGCTACGGCAGGGGTAGGGACATCCGTACGGAGGAAACACCCCTATGGCCCTGACAATCGTCGAAGCCTCGAAACTGAACTCTGGTGACGTCGCACGCAATGCGATCGTCGAGATGTACGCGAGGAATTCTGACATCCTGAGAGTGTTACCTTTTGAAGGCATCGCGGGCAACGCGCTCAAGTATAATCGTGAGGATATTTTGCCTGGTGTGGGATTTCGTGGCGTGAATGAGGGTTTCACCGAGTCGGTTGGCGTGCTCAACCCTATCACAGAATCCCTTGTCATTGCTGGGGGAGACCTGGATGTTGATCGGTTCATCACGCAAACCATGGGAGCCAACCAACGCAGCGTGCAGGAGGGTCTGAAGGTCAAGGCTCTCGCGCATCGCTGGACACTGGCTTTTATAAAAGGTGACAGTTCAGCCGACCCGAGAGAGTTCGATGGTTTGCAACGGCGCATCCCTCCAGGCTCCAGTCAGCTCCTTGACGCGGGTGCCACGTCAGGGGGGGATGCGCTGTCGCTGTTCAAGCTCGATACGCTGATCAGTAAGGTCGATGACGCGAATTTTCTCATTATGAACAACACGATGGCTTTGAGGCTGGCGCAGGCAGCGCGCAATACCGCGGTCGGCGGGTTTATCACCTGGAATCCGTCGGAGTTCGGCCAACGCGTCATGAGCTATAACGGGATTCCGATCCTTGTGGCCAAGGAAGACAACCTGGGCAACGACATTCTTCCCTTTACCGAGGCCAATCCCGGTGGCGGTGCTGCCGCTAGTACCAGCGTCTATGCCGTCCAGATGGGCGACGGCGGGCTCGTGGGCATTCAGAACCAGGACATTAGCGTGCGCGATCTTGGGGAGCTTGAGGCAAAGCCGGTTTTTCGTACCCGCGTAGAGTGGTATGCCTCCGTGGCGGTTTTCAGCGGACGAAGTATGGCTAGGCTGCGTGGAATCAAGGATGCAGCAATCGTAGTATGATAATGAGAACTATGATTATTGCGTCCTATGGAGACGTTGGAGGTGTGTGTTAGGCCCTCGCGTGGATAGGCACACAAGGCTTTTGATCGGGAGCTGGCCACTCCACCTAACTCACGCGAGTATACAGCATATGCCTTTGAAACTAAAGGAGAAATATAGTGACTACTGCTGTGTTCGACAAGGCCACGGAGCTTTTGGCGCCCGGTGCAGCCCTTGCAGCCAACGGGAGCGGTACAGGAGTGTTGCTGTATCCTCGCGATTTTCCGATGGCCGATTGGGTTGTATACGCCTCGGGCGTCGTAGCGACCGGGACCTACGTGTTCAACCTCCAGGTCAGCGATCTCGTCGGTGGTACGTATACAACCATAGCGAGTATAACTTGGCCTGCGACGACAGCCGGGGGCAAGCTCCATGTCGGGATCAATGGGGCCCAGGCACAGTGGTTCGACAACGATAGTAAATTTGTGCGCGTCAACTATGTGATTGGCGGCACAACGCCAGGCATTGTCGTGGGCTCTTATATCACGCTCCCGTCCAACAATGCAGGCCTGGCTACGGATGTGGGTGACATATATACTTTTGTTTAGACTAGTTATTATAATCCCTTATGGCGTTGGAGGGCAAGGCGCATACCATTGACAGTAACGCCAAAGTATTGCGCAATGTCCTTGCGTAGGAATTGTCCTGAAGCTAAAAGTCGCTCGATTTCATCGAGGATTGCCTCAGTAAATTTGACTTGAGGATGTGTATCACCCCGGCGGCGGTTCTGAAGGTGTGACATATGACCTTTGATACTCGCGTCAATCAAATTGTCTTGTTGGGTTCCATCCCACAAGTGTTTGAGGTTCACACACGGGGGTGTGTCACACGTATGGCAAATGTTGATACCGGACTGGGGCCAGACGCCATACTCCAAGAACCATCTGACGACATGTGCCCCTACGGTCATGCCACGCTCTGGAACCCAGATTTTGCCGTATCCATTGCCAAAGGTGCCTGCTTGCCACAGCCAGCACTCATCCGGGCCAGCGAGCAACACTTTTTCCCAGAATCGCTCGGCAAGTGGCCGTGTTCTGAGGGGAATACCGGCTCTACTCGTACAGGCTCTGGAGCAATACGTTCCTCCACCTTCTGGCAGGAGGTCGGAAGGTTTGACGGTAAATGTTTTGCCACACGGTTCATAGGCACATATCCTCACCGGACGTATCGCGTGGGCGTGGAGATGTTTCGCTTCGGCATTCGCCCGGTTATGACACAGTTTCGAGCAATATTTAGCGCGATCTCGTTGGGATTGAATGACGGTAAAGGGTTGGCGACAGGGAAGATAGGCACAAATCAGCGTATAGCGCGGCGAGCGTGGCTTACCCATCGAATGACCTCCTTGTTCGGTCAAAAGGTATGGTACCAGGCTCTTGCATGAACAAGGCATACAAGACGAGGCGCTGATCAGGCGCACCTGGCAATAGAGAATTATAGCACAAACTATTGATTTTGCGCTATGTATTCATGAAGGAGTAGTACGCAATGCCCCAAAATCCAGTTTTAGTTTATGCCAAAGAGGACGGGACTCCCTGCTATATGCACACCGTCGATGCGCGTGAAGCGGTGCGCCTGGGCGATTACACGCCCGCCCCGCCGGGGGG